CCATTCTACACAACACTAAGAAACGACACGAGAACCCCACTAGGTTGCGTGACGGATAGATACGTGGTCAAACAGAACAACGACCTACTAGATGTTATATTAGAAAAGATAGGCGATGAACGGTACGATTTGAGTAAGTCTAAGTGCGGTATGTTTAGAGGAGGTAGAAAAGTATTCTTCTTCATCAAGATAGACAAGCAGGTAGACTTCGGTTCAGAGATGGCAGATACATATGTATATGCAGTATCATCTCACGATGGATCAGCTAGGTTAGCGTTTGGTATTACAACTAAGCTACATAGCTGTTCTAACATGTTTGGATTGCTTATGGCTGACAAAGACAACCAGCACATAATTAAGCACACCAAAAGAATGGAGGGTATCACTGAGCACAACAAGCTCGATGAGTTGATACACCGTAATACTACAGGATTAAGTGTAGTAATGAAGAAGTTAGGTACGACATCACCAAGCCAAGAGTTTGTAGATGAGATACTAAACTTAGTAGGAAGAGTAGACGGAAAGAGAGTGCTACAAGAAACCAAAGACAAGAGAGAGAAACTAAACGCAAGTATCGTAGGTGAAATGGCGATGAAGGGTTCTAGTTACTATGGATTATTTAATGGAGTTACTCACTACCTTACACACAAGGTTAAGGAATCTAACACCGATGAATGGTTTGACTTTAACCTTAACGGTAAAGGTTCAGACATAGTATCAACAGCTTTAAAGTTAAGTGTAAGCCAGATGAAGAAGGACGGGCTATGGTTAAACTAACTAAGGTATGCGATGATTTCTTAGGAGAGTTCGAGGCTAATGACTTGGGTATGAGTTTATTATCATACCTAGTCTTAGACTGGCATGTCAATACAGACAACCACGAGACCTGGCACAAGGTACTAAAAGAGTACTACGGGTATACGCACGATCAATTAGAAAGGTGCTATACAGAGTTAGAATTTGATGGATACTTGCTGTTGAAATATGATTTCCTTAGCTTTACGCCCAAGGCTAGAAGGTTGTTTAGTGTTAATAAAACTAAGATAACCCCAGCCGATAGAGTTAAGCAAGAGCTTAAGTTTAATACATACTGGCATATAGTGCCAACAAAGATAGGTAAGAAGAAGGCTCTATATGAGTGGATGAAACTTAAACCTAACGATGAACTGTATGAAGTTATCATAAGCTCTCTTAAAGATCAGATAGACTACGGTGTTAGAATGACGGCTCTAGGTAAGTTTGTTCCCGACCTACAGAATCCTGAGAGATGGATAAAGAACGAGAGATGGACAGATGAACTAGAGAAGATAAGCCTACCCAATGTCTTAACTATTAAACGAGAAATAAAGGGTAGAGATGAGCGATAATGAAGACATAGAGAGAGCGCTACTATGGTGGCTAATGAACAAACCAAACTCATACTACGACCAACACCAACTACTAAAGAAGGAGTTGTTCTCGTCAGTGCACAGGATAGCTATATTCGGGTGGATAGACGACAAGTATCAGAAGGGTGATAAGTTCGACATGCTTAAGTGTATGACCGAGTTAGGTGTCCTTAAAATGAAAGGACTAGACTATGAACTAGGTCTATGTATATCACACGGTGATGCATACACACAAAACATAGAGACTCTCATCGAATACCTTACAAACCTATACAAGAAGAAGAACATAAAAGTATTATGTGAAGAAGTCTTGATGAATATAGATAGTAAGGAGATTGACTCTACAGTATCTAAGATAGAGACTAGCATGACCGCTATAACCTCGGAGTCTAAGGAAGGCATAGTAGAGATGACAGATAGATTACGAGATGTAATCAAGATGATTGAAAAGAATGCCGCAACCGAAGGCTTATCAGGAATCCCTAGTGGGTTCGCTAACATAGATAAGTTTACAGGTGGGTGGCAACCACAAGATTTAATTATTATTGGTGGTGCATCATCTATGGGTAAGACATCGTTTTCACTATCATTGGCGTATAACGCATCTGCTATGAATTATCCTACAGTTATATTCTCTTATGAGATGTCTGTCAATCAGCTTATGGCTAGGCTTGTGAGCGCTGAGTCCGAGGTTGATAACAAGTACATCTTAAAGGGTACGTTAACTGCTGACGAATGGGCTAAGATACATACCTCTACGGGTGTTATTGAGCGTACTGATTTGTATATAGATGAATGTGCTAATACTTCGTTGAGGTATTTACTGAATCGTATTCGTCAGTATGTAGTAACTAAGAAAGTTAAGCTGGTTATGGTAGACTATCTACAGTTGGTTTCTAGTCCTGCTAAGGGAACATCTAGAGAGCAAGAGATAGCTAAAATAGCTAGGGGTTTGAAGAACATAGCCAAGGAATTGGATATTACTATACTAGCCCTGTCGCAACTATCTAGGGGAGTGGAACGCAATGAAGCTTCTAGACCTATGCTCTCTAATCTTAGAGAGTCAGGAGAGATAGAGCAAGCTGCAGACGCAGTTATACTAGTCTATAGACCAGAGTATTACGGATTTACTGAAGACCAGAACGGTAACAACACCGAAGGACTGGCAGAGATTATATTCGCAAAGGGAAGGAACATAGGTATAGGTAGCAAATGGCTGAAGTTTATTGGTTACTTAACCAAGTTCGTAGAGATAGAAGAGAAGTTTTAGCTGTTGAAAACTTTGCACAATTCAGGTTAATTCACTATATTTGTGGTAATGAAAACTACAGACGACATAGTAAATAGGATAGCAGAACAGCTACCTTATTCAAAGAAAACAATCAAGCTAGCTATAAGTAAAACCTTCGAGAGCTTAGAGGAGAGATTCGCTAAGGACGAGAAGGTTATGCTTAGAGGCTTTATGAAGTTTGTTTGTTCATCGAGAGAGACTTGGAGGAAAGACGACAAGCTAAACATGGAAGATTATTTAAAGTTAAAAACCAAAGACAAATGAAACCAAACATCATTGTCGTAGGGAAGAGTGGCTCAGGAAAGAGCACATCACTACGGAACCTTGACCCCACAAGAACGGCGGTCATAAACACAGAGAGAAAACAACTACCATTCAAGGGAGCTAAGGCTTTCCAGAATGTACCTGTTGCCGATCTGGCTACATTCAACAAGACCTTAACGCAAGCATTAGCCTCAGACAAGATTGATGTTATCGTTATTGAATCATTCACATCTCTTATCGAAATGATATACAGAGAGGCTGATATAAGATTCAAAGGATTTGATGTGTGGTCATTCTACAACAAGGAAATCGATAGGATATTAAACATAAGCAAGAACACTGACAAGTACGTTGTATATATAGCTATAGACGCTGCATACGACAGCGGAGAGGGTGTAGAAGAGCGTTATGTTGCTGTCGATGGTAACAGATGGAAGAAGAGAGTAGAGAAGGAATTCGTTCTATGTCTATTCACTGACAATCATCTAGCCGAAGACGGAATGAAGCACAGATTTAGAACACAGTCTCTAGGTAAGGACTCTGCAAAGAGCCCAATGGAGATGTTCGATGAGCTACATATAGATAATGACCTACAGTATGTCATTGAGAAATGCGAAGAGTATTACAATTAATTAACACTAAAAGAAAACGATTATGTTTCCAGATTTAAAGAAAGCAGAAGTAAAAGAAACCACCAACTACCTACAAGCAGGTGTTCACACAGTAACAGTGGACGAGGTGAAGAGTTCAAATTCCATTGATGGATATACAGGTAAGCCTTACGTGGAGTTTAAGGTTTCCAATGAGAAAGGAATTCAACAGTTAAGATTCCAAGGTATCGATGAGTCAACGTCAGAAGCTGCCGCAAGAGTACGTACAGAAATCTTCAAGGGATTCTTACAGAACGCAGGGGCTAAGAACTTTGATGTATTCCCTACAGCGTGTAAAGAAACTTTAGGTAATAAAGTTAATGTATGTCTAGCCTCTAGAGAGTACTGGACTAACGACAAGGATACGGGTGAACCAACCGTTCGTACCTCAGTAGACTATAAGTTCTCAGGAACTATGGATCGCACTATAACATGGAAGGATAGCTATAATAAAGCTTTAACTCCAGCTGATCAAGCAGCATATAGAGCAGCGCATGAAGCACATGTTACAGCCTTGAGTGGAGGGGAAGCTCAGACAACTGGGTCTCCATTTTAGTATCTAACTATAGTATTCTTAACGGCAGGTCTCTTGATGAGGCTTGCTGTTAATGAATATTTAACACACAAATATGAAAGGAATATATATACACGGTAATGTTTCGTCTAGCAAGAACAGCAAGCAATGGACAGGCAAGTATCTGATTAACGGTAAGACAACAAGAGAGTACATAAAGAATACAAGAACAGAATACAGAGAAGGTAAGGCTAAGTTCAAGGAATTAACTAAGGACCTATCGCCACCATACCATGTATCGTTCTATTTTATAAGAAGCACAAGAAGAAAGTTTGACTACATAAACCCAGCTCAAACTGTTCAAGACCTTATGGTTAAGAATTTCTGGATAGAAGATGATGATATAACTAACATCGTTCCATACTTCACAGGCTACGAAGTAGACAAAGAAACTGCAGGCGTGGTGATAGACATCGTACCTGATAACCAAAAGATTAAAGGAAAGCACATATAATGGCAAGGATTAAACCAATTACTAAAGACACTACAGGTAAGGCTGTAACAAGGAATGCATATCAATTAATAATGGGCGTCGAACATCGAGGTGTGACATATCACCCAAGAAAAGTATCCCCCAGAAACTTCCGTCAACAAGGTGCTACCTTAAATGGTAGACAGTACGGACAATAGTAAAGAGAGCAAGCCACTTGAACGCTGCAAACTAAAGTCCTAGCTACTAAACTGCTTGAGTGAACGGAGCTAGGCAACCCCAAGGATTGTCACAGTTGGAGCTGTGAGCCTCTATCGAGGAGGTACTACATAAAAGGCTCT